CGGCACCGGTCTTTGATAATATACCAATCCTTGCATCTTTTGCTAATGTTCCTAGATTTATACATTCAGATGAAGACATAAAAGAGAACCCTGAACGTCTGATTTTCAAGTATATCATTCCAAAGCATCTTTCGTCTGCCTTGCATGCTTCCCAAAAAATCCAATAAATTCTATTTGCTTCTCGAAAGTCAGGGTATCCAACGTCGATACTTGCCCATTGCAGATACATATAATGAGAGCCAGTTATATAAGTAGGTTTTCCATTGTTGGTAAACCAATACCCATTCTCTCTGAAGTCAAACTCATTCTCAATATAATCTACCCATCTGTTTTTAAACTCAGCAGGCATTTCGTTCCATTGGAAAATAGACTGTATTCTTGAGAGCTGTTTTGGCAATGGCTCTCTCTCCCAATGCTGTTCCATTTTTGAATCACTCCTTTTGTGTACATTTTTAGGAGTTGCCGGAAGAGCTATATATATTCCAGATATACTTATTATCTGACCTATCTCTCCTGTTTTTGATATTATAATAACATCGTACTTGTCATTATAACCGTACAGCCAAGACCTATTGCTATTTTTTCTAGCAATGGTTCCTGATGGTATATAGTTTTCAACTATAGTATAAAGTTCATTATTTTGACCTTCTTTCTGCAAATCCTTGTTTTGTATCAGTTCTATTCTCTCCTCTTTCAGATAAATCTAAGCTTTCTTTTTCAGATTCAATTCTATTTAAAATTTCAAACGCATCAAATATAGCTAACTTCTTAGTTGCCGCGGCATTTTTTAATTTGTCTGCAGTTAAATCATCACCATCTTGGTCAGGACTTAATATAGAGTCCTCAGCTACTTTAATTAACTCATCCACAGCTTTGTATCCAGCCGCGATTATTTTTAATTTTACTTCTCTATTTGTCATACTGTTATTTATAAAACATTACATATACCATACGCCCATCTTCCCAACCTAAATTAGGGTATTTACTATGAAAATAACTACAAGGATAACATAAGGCACGATTAACTTTGTATCCAACAACAGAATGTAAATCCCATTTCTCTATATTATTTGATTCATTTAAAAGTACTTCATCATATTTTTCAAAAGAAACATCTTCAGGCAAACAATCTCCAAGCTCTTTATGCTTCCAAAAAGCTGTACCGTGCAACCCTTTAATTGAGGAAGGAGAGATGTAAAGAACCAATGCTCTTTCAGGCCTTTGTCCATTTATAATTGCATCAGAATGAATCCTCCAATCTGTATCTAATTTGTCCGTAGCCACTCTAAAAAAACTAAATATATTTCTTCTTTCGACTCCTTCTATATCACTTAGTTTTTTTATAACATAATCATCAAAGTCTTTGTTGCTGTATTGAACCCAAAATTTTTTATCTCCAACATCAATAGCTTGAAACTCATTATTACACAAACTACCATATACAGCATCGTAAAGATTTGACTCTAAAAAATTATCTATAATATTTATCATAATTTGATTGTAATTTGATGGTCAAACATTCTATATAGTTTCTCTCCATCTACAGTAAATTCATATTCGCTATCTGGGGAAAAGCACACAAGGTCTCCTTTGTTTACTCCTTTGCTAATCAAGTATTGGTTTGGATACGCCATTCTACCCATCAATGGCTCTTCGCCAAAAGGCTTCTTTATGTACGACTCAGTAGGGGGGATTGGCTTCACAAAACAATACCTGTCGTAAGAATGCCAGGTGTCGTTATTTTTGTACATAAAAAATTGGTCCATCTCTATAAAGAATAAATTATCCTTGAAGAAACTCTTTCCACTTTTTTGATTGCCTTTCATATCATTGTAGAATTTAAAGGCATTGTGATGCACAAGAAGAATATCGCCTATTGATATAGGGCCGTTGTAACCTAAAGGAAGTTCGACAACCCGAGCGTATCTATTTGAAAATTTATGGTCTTCCTCAGAAGTACTAACTATAAATTCAATTCCTGATATGTCTTTTGTGTTATCGTATCTTTTTCCGTTTATGGGGTTTACTATAAAGTAAAATGGAGATTTCATTAAAAGTCTATATTAAATTCGATTGCAATTGGAGATGTAAAGGTAAACTCTTTCCAAAGAACTACCTCTTCTTTTTTATTAATAATATATATTAACACTGCTCCAGTTTCGTGATTACGTTTAATTAAGTGAATTTCATTCGTATCTCCAAGTATTTTTTGACCTACTAAATAGTGCATTGCGCCATTTTTATAGTCAGGACCTACCGATATTTTTCTTATGTCCATTTTTTTGATTTTTTATTAAATTTGAATTTTAAATAAACTTTATGCGAATAGTAGTATAGTAAATTCTTACTTATTCTAACTGAACTACCATTTTCTAAATATAGAATAGTGTCTTTGTATAGTAATTTTTTATCAACTATTTTTAATGTTTGTTTATTATATATTACAGTTTGTTTATTAACTTTAATTTGAGAAAAACAAATTGTACTTAAAAACAACATTATTATTAGTTTCATAGTCTTAGATTTGACTGTCTATATGCAAAGTTTGTTATTCCTAAATCTGTAAGTTTCTGATTACATTCTGCTCTAAGTCTATCTCTTTCATCAATAGCATCTTGAGGAATAGGTATGTTATCTATACTAAGTTTTTCGATGTGTTTTCTTAAAAGGTCTGAGATAAGTCCAGTGTAATATAAATCTATTTCTAACGCCTCATCAACAAGGTCTTCCTGAAACACATAATTGCTTTCAAATAACTCTCCACCTGCCCTTAAATAATCAACATAAGCCACATACAATGTACTACTTTCATCCATTGGAATAACTTGGTTATTCTCATCAATTATTTTTCCATATTTAGTTCTGTAGTACATAATTATTGATTTTTAATGTTACCTATTGCGCCACCATCTAAATAACTTGCAACAGCAGCAGTAGCGTTATTTGAAATCCAAGTTAATAATTGAATAGTTCCAGTACTATATACAGGAATATTTGTAGTTAATGTGTTTGTAGTTGATATACTTGCTCCAGTTGATACTGTTACCCTTTCAACTGTTACGATATAAGTTGTCGTTGTTTGCTCGATTGTAATAAAGTAGTTATATTGTGAATCATTGCAAGGATATGAACTTCCTAAATCTATTGTTGTGGCTGTTCCACTTGCATCGTTATGAACAACGTGCATATTAGTACTACTTGATAACTGACAAACTCCCACAATATCAGTTAGTGTTGATGGCTCTACGTTAGTTGGTGCAGTAAATTGATTTCCTTTGCTTATTCCACAAAAGAACCTTTGTCCTGACACGTTAGAGTTAAACTGTATTTTACGTGTGATAACTGCTTCTAAACCAGTAAATATTATACCATCGTGTCTTCTCATAAATGCTATTGTACCAGCTGTTGCAGTTGTTGAAAAAGGAATTAATCCTCTTAACATGGATCCATTTCCAGACAACGTATAACTACTTGCCCCTACCCTTTCAGAATAACCAAAACCAGCAGCTACTCCTGTTGAAATACTATTAGGCACAAACCAAAAATAATTATCTTTTATTATTGCTTTTTGTACAGAATCAAAAATTAATGTAGATGTATTTTGTTTATTGTTAAATGTTGTCCAATCTGTTGAACTCAATGCTCCTCTGTTAGCAGCAGACGCTGTTGGTAAATTAAATGTGTGAGTTGATGTAGTAGAGTTAATAGCAAAATCAGTTCCTGTTGTTCCTACTGCTAAATTCTGTACTTGTGCTGTAAGTCCATTTAATGCAGTAAGTCCAGTTGAGAAAGTTGTTATTACTTGACAAAGATGACTGTCCTCTGTGTGAAGTGTAATAGTTCTTCCACTATGTGTAACATAAATCCTTACTGCTAGTCTATCAGTTGCTAATAAAGCAGTTTGTGGTACTGCTAAAGCACTAACGTATAAATCTATACTTGTACCTCCTGTTATATTCTCAGGAGTTGCAGAGCTACTTGCAATTAAAGATAGAGTTGCTCCATCCCATTTGTATAACTCAACGTAAAATGATGGCGAACCTCCACCACTTGAAGCACTAAAATAGGTTTCAAAATTCCAATTTCCTGCTGGTATCTCTAATTGATTTGGTACTCCAGCATCTGTAATGAATGATTGAATATAACCATTTGCATTTATTGTAAAATCTGTACCTGCACCTAGAATTGGTGTTCTATCCATTTCTTTAAATGCAACTCCTCCAAATGTGCCTTGTGAAACTGAACCATTAAGATAAAAAGATAATGATGAACCGCCACCGCTTGAAGTTGGAAAATTAGCCAAAGTACCATCGCCACGAACGTATTGAGATACTGCTCCTGCCCCTGTAACAGTTAATGTACCACTTGTAGTAACTGGGTTATTTGTAACTGTAAAAGCACTTGGCATTGATAAATCTACAGATGTAACTGTACCTGTGCCTGTAGCTATTGTCCAACTTCTGTCAGCAGTTAAATCATACGTAGTACCATTAATACTTAAAGTTCTTGCATTTGTTACTGGTGTATATCCTAATGCTGTTGTTACATCAGATGACGTTATACTTGTTAAATATGTATTTGTATCTAAAGAAAATGTTCCAACAGCAGTCATTTTTACAAATGGTGTTCCTGTGGTCCATGTAGGATAGTTTAATGCTCCCCAAGTACCAACAGTTGGTATATCATCTAAAGTTGCAAGTGTATATGTTCCTTCTAGTTTATATGGTATGTAAAATATAGAAGGACTATTTCCAGGTGCTTGAGGTATAAAATAATCAGGATGATAAATTAAACTAATATCTTGAAGACTTGCGCTTGAATTAAGTAATAATCCAACTCCGTAATTAGTTGTGTCATTTATAACAGTTAAATTAACAGGATTTGTTATATCTTGATTCAAGTCTCCTAAAGTTAAAGCACCATTAACATATCCTGAAGTTGTACCGCTTGGCGATACAATCGCTATGAAATCACTACATAACTGCGTATAACCGCCACTAGTGGTATTATTAACTATAAAAGATTTTGCAGTTAATATGTTATCATTGTCTATAATAATACTTTTAGTTGTAGTATTACCCTCGTCTGTTACTTGCTGAAGATTTGGTGTAACTCCACCTGCGTAAACAGGGATGTTTAAAACTCCGGAGACAAGAGTAGACGGACCACTTGAACCAGTGGTAGTTAATGTAATTGAACCAGGAGGGTCTACCCAATTAAATCCTCCAATAGCTTTACTTAATACCTGGAACGGAGTTCCTTGACTACCAAGCATATCCTCAATATTTGTTGGCTTTATAAGAGTGACGTTTATTGTTCCGGTCAGGGTTATATCTTGAGTAGCTATATTCCCAGCGTCAAGAACAGCCTGCAGAGTTGCAGCAGGAAAATTAGATGAGAATAATTGCAATAACTCCCCAAGCGAAAAGTTCTTAGTCGCAAGGGGAGTTATGGATGGAATTGGTCGAGGAGCCTCTGTACCTATTAACCTATCGCTTAATTGTAAAGGAGAATCTGCTAAGGAATAAGTAGATATTTTTGACATTATGTATTTTTATTGAATAGTTATTTCAGTATATACCAAATAAAATTCTAATGTACTATCTCCATCTGTAGGGTTAACGCTTGGAGTAGATACAGTTAATGATTTACCTACGTGAGTAATACCTGATGTTGATGCTATACTTGGAATAAGAGTTGTTATTGCTTCTGTATTGGTACTATTCCCTAAAGGTGTTGAAACGGTAACAAATCCGTTGGTTTGGTCCGCATCCCAAGCTATTCTCCAAGATTGAGAAGAATAAAAATTAGTTACAAAAATATAATTTTGATAAAGATACATTGGTATAAATAATTTACCGGGAGATGCTGCAACTAAAACTTTTGGAGTTGTAAATATGTTTAAAATTTCTGTTGGAGTAAATGTTACTTTTACTGTTTTAACAACAGGACTCGCACCAACACCGCCAAGAGCAAGCACATCTGCAATAACAAAACTCTTTGTTGCGTCAGAACTACTAACATCTGTTCCAATTAGATAATCATCTAAAGCAGGAGGTGTTACGTCAGGATATGTACTAATCTTTGCCATTTTATTCTAGTTTAAAGTTAATAAGTATAGTATTTTGTCTATCAAAGCCAGCATCTCATCCATGATGTTTTGAAGCTCAGATGGATAATTGTTTCTTTCGGTATCAATAATAGACTGCAGTTCTTTTAAATGAGAAACGGCATCTATATTCTTTGATTCTGGAATGACAATCTCGACTCTCTTATTTCTACCAAAGTAAGCCTCAGTAAATTTATCAGTTAAGTCAAGTATTCCATCATAATAAGCATTCAATGCTTTATGCTCTGCGAAACTTGTAGTCTGAAGATGAGCAATATGCATTGCGTCTCTTGACTGAAATAAAGTTCCAATAAATTTTCCTGGTGTCATATTATTTTTCTTTTTGAGTTACCTCTCCGGTTTGAAGATTGATTACGGCATCTTTGCCATATTTTTCAATCAATAGTTTTTCGTGTAAAGAGAACTGAACCTTCAATTCATCAACAATTCTAATCATAGCTTGCTTTTGCAATTCAGCATCGGCAATAGCCATCTTAGCTTTATTAAAATCAGAGTTTAATTCTTGAATCTTAGTTAATTCCTCTTGAGTCACTTGTACGTTTTCCATTTTATTTAGATTTAATTGTTAATCAGACAAAGATATAAATTTTAAATTAATATTTTATTTCAGGTTCCACTGGCTTTTCTCCATTCCATTTGTTAGTCACTTTCTGAACCCTAGTATAGTTTTGACCTACTTTTATAAAGTCATATTTTTTTCCAGTTAAGAACTCCTTTTTCAAAACAAATAAAATAAATTATAATTAAAACTAACTCCAACAGATGGTCTTTGGGTTATTAGGTCATAACCTCCATACCCACCTACACCGAATCTCTTAACTCTTTTTGCTTTTAATTTTGTAAGCTCAATCTCTTGCTCTTCTTGTTTTTTTAAAGAGCCCAGTAATCCTTCTTGAAGGTCTAAGTTGTGAGAAACAAACTCTTCGCTCTTAACTCCCATCTGCACAGCTATGCCAACGACAGAGTCTAAAGCTTTCTCGTACTTTGAGACCTCAGCGTTGTATCTTGATTTGCAATCTTGAATTTGTTTGTAGTAAACTTTTCTTTGCTCGTTGATTTTGTATAAAGCCTCAACGCGCTCAGCGGTATTTAAGTTTTTAGTCTGGCTGTGCGACGAGTAATGAGTCAAGCATAGCATTGTAGGAAGCAGAATGTATAATAGGTTTTTCATATTTAGGAAGTTTCGTTGGTTTAGTATTTTTTCTAATCTCAACAGCTTTGTCAGACAAATCTTTTTGTTGCTTTATAAAATCATTATTCATATCGTTGATTTTATTTTTCCATTGCTCAACCTCTGCCTCTGTATTTTTCTTCTCCTCTATGAGCTTTTGTATTTTTACTTTGTTCTTGATATCCTGAACACTTCTGTACATTAAAATACAAGCCACTGCGCAAAACAAAACAACTATTGCGGTAAGAATGTATGCTTTTGTTTTTATAGGGGCTAATTTGACCTTATTTACGATATCTTGTATTTTCATAAGTTAAGACTTTATCTCGAAGTGCATCCAATCAAAATTGCGCTCACGACCAAGAGAAACAAATCCATTTTTATAAAATATATCAATCATTTCTTTGTACTCAGGTCTAGCAAATCTAGCAGTGGCAGAAGTTTCTTTCAATAAATTTCTCTCAGGGTCTAAATCAACAGCAACACCCCAGGAGTGTCGAGAGTAATCTGAGCCACCTCTCATAGCTCTGAAGTTAAAACAACCTCCAAACAAATCTATCCCAAGTTCTTGTATTTTAGGCAATCCATAAACTTGTAATATCTCTGCAAATACGTTAGATAGATTTTGAGCAACTAACCTATGACATCTCATTTTTGTTATTTTCGTATTTTTATCCCAAGCTAATCGCATTGGAAAAGGAAGAACTATTGTAATTAAATAAGGCTTTCCATCTTGCGTTGGTTTTCCGTATTTTTCTATAAGTTGTTGTGTTGTAATCATCCTATGGTTTCGTTTTGGTTTACTTGGCTATTCATGTAAGTATTATTTTCAAATTGATTTGAAGCTATTTTATCTTTTAAAGAAAGAAACGAAACTCCTCCTGCTAATCCCATGAATGATATAAATACAAAATCTTTAACGTCAAAATTTGGGAAAAATATAGGAGTAAAAGCATAAGCTAAACCTGAAAAGAATCCACTGAAAATCATTATTCTTTTCTGTTCGTATTTGCCCTTTGGCTTCATTGTATCGTTCCAAATATTAGCCATTTCCTTTGATATGTGTTATAATCCAAATCATAAGAGAAAGAAATCCAGTCACAATAAATCCTCCTACCCATTTAAGATTGCTTTCTGTTTGTTCACGTTCTAAATTTGACTTTTCAAGATGCTTTACTCTTTCGTCAATATCGTTAAGTAAAAATACTATTCCCTTATTACCGTTATAATTATTTCCAATCAATGTGTTTTCAATTTTAGACAACGATTCGCTTTGTCTTTCATTTGATGATTTTATAAGGTCTAAATGGTTTCTTATTCTACCAATCTCCCCTTTGATTTCAACTATATCCGATATATTGTTTTCCACTTTTAAAGTTATATTTTAGGATTTTCAAGCCCTATTACACCATAGATAACAAGTCCGCTATCTCTTAAAATTAATTCAATGTCTTTTTTTGCTTGAAGCTGCTCATAAGAAAACTCCTTTAACTCATCCGGCAATATTACTTGTAATTCTCTACTAGGTGATTTAAAGTCTATTTTCATATTTCTATTTTTTACCGTTAACCCATTTTATAACGCCTCTTAGATACATCAATTTTAATCCTTTGCCTATTGAGTAAATAATGAGAATGACAAAAAGCAAAGATATCCAAAACGCAATAAAATCAACATAAGGATACCATAAATAAAAAAGATATCCTAAGAAGCCTCCGATTGCACTTCTAAGAATATCATTCCAGTCAAAATATGTTTTTAAATAAAAAGACTGGCACCACTCCCACAAAAATCCACCAGCAGTGGAGATGATTATAGATGCCAATGGCATTCCAGTTATCCTAGAGTCAAGCGTATATGTGATTGCATCACAGTAGTACCACATTGAGTACATGAATGAAAACCACATCCCTACATGAGCGTAGTTTCTAAGTTTGTTGTACAAAGTTGCTTTCATAATCTTACCAAAGCGCTGTAAAAACTCCTGTTCCTTCCATAACATTTAAAACCTGCACCGGCAAAATAGTTCCAGCAGGCACATTTTGAAAAGTAACGATGTCGCCTCCGATAGTTAGAACATTAATATTAACGTCACTAGAGATATAAATATAACACCCTTGATTTCCTAAACCTGTTTGTGAAGATGCTTGGTAAATTTTACAAATAGCACCAACTACCGAGTTTAACTCAAGTTCAGTTTCGCTTATAACCTCAATTACAGTAACTCTAAGACCGTCGGTATCTATAACAATATCTCCTTGCTTTACATTGTTTGTTATAAACGTAGCTGCAGAATCAGTTAATGTTGTTGTTCCATCAGTAGAATTAAGTGCCGAAACAATTAAATTTGGATAAGGGATATTTGCGTTTTCAGAAGCTAATATATTTAATGCTCTTGAGAATGTTGTTTTAAATACTGACATAATTTCTATTTTTTGTTATAAAATACTTTATTGACCAATAGGTCAGGGTTGTTTAATTTTTCTTTTCTTCTTCCACAACCACACTCTTTACCGGTAACTTTAGAAACAGTATCTACTGCTTTTTTAATACCTGTTGCGGTTGTTATTTTTTCGATTGTGTCTCCGAGTCCGTTCATTTGATTAAATTTTTTTTGAAGCAACATTTCCTTTTAGAAACTTCATTTTTCCGTCTAATGATTTTTTAGACTCGTATTGCTTTGCTTTTTCAATTACTTTTTTCATCTCTTCTTCGTTGCTGTGTTAGTTTTTGGATTGTAATTAAAACTACTTGCAGGCAATCCACTGTACTTTGAAGCTCTGTCTTTTGCTCTTTCTGATGCGCTCATCATATTCCTCTTCATTCCTAAAGCGGTATATGACTTTCCATCTTTGCTAAGATGACCTCTCTTTTTCAGTATTGCAATCGCCTTGCCTTTGTCTCCAACTTGAGCAGTAAGTCTTTCTAATAACTTACCTCTACCCATAAACTTTTGAGTTGCCATTTAATACTTCCCTTTACGATTTGATGGATTACTTGTTGTTGACCCTCCTGGTCCAGCCCATAAATTCTTACATGCCCAATACCGAGGAGTTAGTTTGTCTTTGGCTGTAGAGCAACTATGTCTTGCCTTGAAGCTCTTACGAGCAGCATCGCTATAATTATTTCCGTAGCCCTTAGCTCCAAAGTGCAGGAGTTTCTCCTGCCCATTGGAACAAGCTTTTACCATCTTCTTCTTCCCTGGTCGGTCAGAAGCAACTGGCTTATTACATTGCATTTTTGATTTATCGGCCATGGCTTACTATCTAAACGCTCTTGTAGAGTGTCCAGGAGTTTGAGTGATTTCTTTCAATCCGTTCTCAGCTACAACTGGAGTATCTTGTTTCTCAACAACAGTCTCTACTACTTCTTCAGTGGTTTTCTTTCCCATCTTTTCAGTGAATTTAAAATTAACAATAAGAACCTTTTCCAGTCATTCCTTTTCCCTTTGAAGCGGAAGACATTATTTTTCTAGTAGCGCCTTTGCTGTTTTTATTAACAGACAACTTCGGAGTGCTACCACCAGTGCTTGGCATTTGCATGCGAGATGAACCTGGTAAATTTGGGGTGTTTTTTGAATTAGCCATTACTTCTTTTTAAATGTTAGAATTATAATATTTGTCAAAATCACTTTTTTTATTTTGTTTTGAAATATACTGAGAATATTCATTAGCAGAATTTAATTGTGATTTCCGTTTATTTTCAACATAATCTTTTTCTGAAGATTTTCTTTTAGCATTTATTTCACTTATAGTATCATTAATTGCTTTTCTATTATTTTCAGAAATAGTTGGAGTTGGAGATAATGGATAATCTCTACCCGATGATTTTTTAAAATTTTTTTTAGCCATTACTTCTTTTTTGCATATTTAACAATCCCTTTTACAGCTCCTTTAGCTGCTCCTTTTGCGGCTCCTTTTACAGCTCCTTTAGCTGCAGCCATCGGCATTCCCATTTTTGCTTTTTTCATTTTTATAATTATTTAGTAGTTATTCTTTTTTTTGGTGCAGTACCGAATGTTGCTAATCCAATTATCTTAGAATCTCCTGTCTGAAGAGGCTTTCTCGCTGCGCTCCTTGCGGCTCTCTTGTCGCTAAGGGCTTTATTATTCGCATCAACAACTTTTTTTCTCTCGTCAGCTCTTCTTTGAATATCAGCCAAGGCTGTTCCAATGTCTATGATTTTTTTCTCTTTAGACTCTTTCTCTTTGGTTTCTTTGTCTTCAGCCATGACTATTTCTTTTTTAGATACTTGAAGTCCTGAGGATTTGCTTTCTCGTCTTTTTTTGATACCACAACTCCTTCAGCTACATGCTGAGGAATAGGTGTTGGCGCTAATGGCGTATCTGGTCTTTTTACTTTTTTAGGCGGTTGAATCATGATGTGTTATTTTTTTAATCCGGCTGATTTTAATAATACATTGCCAACATGTTTTAAAGCCTTTCCATACGGCATAGCATTTTTTTCATTTTCTATAGTTCTTGTAACTCTATCTGTTATTACGGAATCTGCCTCTTTTATAAATTTAGGTCTTGTATCTGCTTTCTCAATAGGTTTTGAACCTTTAGGAAAAGGACTGGAATAAGAAATACTTCCAGGATTAGGAGTTGCCGATAACGGATAGTCTCTGTTTACTTTTTTAGGTTGTAATGGCATAGCTGATTATTTTTTAATTAATAACTTTGTAGCAAATATATAAAAAAAAATCAAATGAAATCTTATCCAAATGATTACCTGAAATACTGGAGAGTTATCCGCCAGTATGCGAAAATTAAATATGAATTAAACCAATGCGACCTAGACATGCTTCTGTTCTTATACTCAGAAGGCTACTTCAGGTCCTCAAGATTTAGACAGTACGAGCAACTACTATCCTGGGATAAGGAAAGGTTCGACAGGCTTATTGCAAAAGGGTGGATTGAAGTGTTTAGAAAAGCAAACACCAACGGTGGGAAAGCAGCCATATACAAACTGCCAATTAAAACAACAAGGATGATTCAGAACCTCTATAAAAAACTAAATGGGGAAGAAATCCCCACTAGTCTTGCAGGAAACCCTATGTTCCTGAAAAATGTACCATATACCGATAAAGTCTATCGCAACATGATTATAGAGATGAACAAAGTTATAAAACAACAACTACGTCGGACTCGCGAATAATTGTATATTGCTTCTCATCTATGAGCATTGTAAAACCATGGGCTTTATCGTAATAAATCTCATGGTCTTTTTTTATGTTCGCAACGTCAGTACCCGGCTCGATAACTAAACCACGCTTGTATCGCATTTGGTTCACATCCTCTCCGGATAATATAATACCAGACTCAGTTTTCACCTCTTCCTCAATGGTCTTAACAACAATGTATTTCCCTATTGGCTGCATGTCTCTATTAATTAGCTTGCTCGTAGCTACGAGCCATTGTTACTACTGCGTCTGTGCTCAATATCGTCACCGCTACACTCACTGCGTTCTGCAATGCCGAGCGAGTAACTTTTAATGGGTCAATTACACCCATCTTCACCAGGTCTCCCATCTGTCCAGTCTTCAAATTGTACCCATGGCCTGTCTCAACACCATCTTTGTACACGTCTGATGGCTTTAACCCTGCATTGGCCAGGATTTGCGCAAATGGAGCGCCTAATGCCTCCCCGATTATCTTAATTGCCGCCAAATGGTCCTCACTTGTAGCTACAATGCCCTCTAAATAGCTCTGTTCAAGCAGTGCTTTGCCAGCTCCTGGTAGAATCCCCTCCTCCAAAGCTGACCTTACCGCACAAACAGCGTCATCAACCCTGTCGTAAAGCTCTTTTTGCTCTAAGTCAGTCTGTCCTCCGACAAATATTACACCAATGCCACCTGTCAAGGAAGCAATTCGCTCCAACAAGAAGTCCTTCTCGTGCTTTTTGGTAGCATTCTTATGCGCATCCCATAACTGAGACACTCTTTCGTCGATAACATCTTGTTTTATCCTGGCGTCTGACTTGATAATCACAGTCTTGTCCGTGCTAACAATCACTTTTGCCGCATGGCCAAGGTCTGCAAAGGTCATAATGCTCAAATCATCACCTGTCTTCTCACTGAAGTAAGTCGCGCCAACACTAATTGCAATATCATGCATCAGCTCGTGTTGCTTATACCCGAAACTCGGAGGAGGAACCGCGCATATTTTCACATTCCCCTTGATGACATTTGCCGATAAGGTATTGATGACGTTAGCATTGCATGGCGCAATTATCAACAACTTCTTCCCTTCGGTAATCACCGGCTTTAATATATTCTCAATCTGCAATATGTTCGATATCTCAGTGTCAGCAACAAGTACCATCACATCCTCAAACACACACTCGTCTCTCTTTTGGTCGTTCACAAACATCGGACTCAAATACCCTCTGTCAAATTTCAATCCCATGGTAGTCTCAGCATAAGTATGCTCACTC